GACTAGCATGCTAGTCCGCCGGCTCGTGTACTTACTGACTGAAAGGCCAGTGGTGCCCGAAGACAGCAATGGCTTGATCCGTGGTCCATCGGCATACCGAGGTTGGTCTCCGCTTTCTGCAAAATAACGCAGGAGCATTGACCATCCATCGATATGCTTTATTTGCGATGGAGACTGAAGCACTCGCACGTGGTACTCTAACTTTTGCAAGTTAGGGTTCCAACGACGACGCTTTGGTTTCATGGAATCAGGCACTTCGCGTAAGCTAGGACATGTCAAAAACATGTCGTCGCTTGGTATGCTTCCATAAATGGATAGCAAACTGCTTACGATTAAATCGTAAGTACCGAAGTACCTCCTATCGAATAGTAGGTTTGCATAAGCAATCCAACTAGCGTAGGACTCATGGCTGGGTGTTGACGACCAGACTGTCCGAAAACGGACAGGAGTAACATCGACGTCTTTGAAGGCGTCTGTGCCACACGATTCTCTAAAGAATCCACTGGTGCAACTCTTATCGCGGTTTACAAGTAAACCAAACGATTCGAGGTGTTCGATTGCGCGAGCGGCATAAGCCGTTTTGACAATCACGTCGTCACCATACACTAAGATACTCTCACGAGTATCCGTGTCAGGTGCGCCTGCGGACAGTATCGCCCAGACAGTTAGCGCCAATATAGGGAAGCATAAACTGCTCCCCATTGGTGCAAACTTCTGAAGCTCAAGTACTGTTCCGTCAGGTAGCACGGTAGATGAACTCCTACATGCCTCTAAGTACGTACTTACGTGCTCAGGGAACAGTAGGCGAACTAGATCAACAGATACACGATCCGAGGCCTCTTTGAGGTCGAGGGTCGCATAACCGCCGGTCAGAGACCCGAGAAGGGCTCCGATCTGGTTAGGACGTTGATCTGTAAAGTGCACATTCCATTTGGTAATGGGATGTGCCTCCACTAACTGAACCACCGCACGTCCTAGTCCTTGCTGGACCCATTGAAAATCAACGGGTTCGCAGGAGATTAAACGTGGGCCGCGTGAATCCTTCGGTACGAGCAAAACTCGTGCTGGATGATCCACAGATGTAACTCTAGGAATAGAGTCCCATCGGTCACAAACATGCCCAAGCGATGCCATAAAATAAGCATCAAACGGGTATAGGTCGGTGATTCTCGCCGAG